AAAATATTTGGACAAGATATTAGAATAGGTTTACCTAGAGATAAGTCTTTGGTAGATGTTGTTGGTGATTTAAAAGACAAACAAGGTGGTAGTGGCAAATTAGGTGGTAATCCAACATCTACAATCAATACTTTCATTGCACAAATAAATCAAGGTGAAGGCATGGCAAGACCTAATAGGTATCTTGTTAAGTTTTTCCTACCACAAAAAAAGAAACTAGGTCGAAATGATGCATATGATTATGGAGCATATACACCGTCAATGAACCAAATGGATTCTATGGACATGCAAAGAAATGTTGGCATGATGGCCAACAAAGTAACTATGCCTAGTAGAGATGTAAATACAACAGATGTAAGAACATTCGGACCTAGAAGAAAGATGCCTTATGCTTATTCATTTAATGGAAATACAGAGATGACTTTTTATGGTGATAAGTTTTTAAGACAAAGACATTTCTTTGAAAATTGGCAAGAAAAAATATTCAACATCTACACACACGAAATGAATTTTTATGAAGATTATGTTGGTAAAATACATATCTATCAAATTGGTGCAGACGACCAAGAAGGTGGTAGAGATAGAATTACATACGCAGTAGAATTAGACGAAGTTTATCCAGAAACTATTGGTCAATACGACCTATCATATGGCGATAATGACAAAGTTGCAGAATTGCCTATTACATTTGCATTTAGAACATGGATGAATTTGTCAAAAGATGACATTAACACAGCTGATGTTGGAGTTAAGTTTGGTGATATACCTGAAGTTAAGGCAAGTAAAGATTTTGGTTTGTTTGGTGGTTTCTTAGATAAATTACCACCTGAACTAAGAAGAACTGGTAGAGATGTACTAGGCGCAGTTAAGAGAAGTACACCTATCGGCAAGATTACGGGTGGTAGGGTATTCCCACCATTCTTATAATATAACAAGGAGAAAATAATATTATGTCGTTACCTACATTAGAAACACCGACATTTGAGTTGACACTACCTTCTACTGATATGAAAGTGAAGTATAGACCTTTTCTAGTAAAAGAAGAAAAGATTTTATTACAGGCATTGGAATCAGCTGAGAATAAACAGATAATTCAGGCACTACAAGATATTTGTCATGCTTGCACATTTGGTGTACTCGATGTTAATAAATTGCCTACATTTGATTTAGAATATGTATTTTTACAAATTCGTGCTAAGTCAGTAGGAGAGATTGCAAAAGTTAGATTGTTATGTCCAGATGACAAAGAAACATATGCTAGTCTTGAAATTGACCTAACGAAAGTTGAGGTACATGTTGAAGATGAACATGATAACAATATCGTTATTGATGAAAAAAGAAATTTGGGTATTATTATGAAATATCCAACTATATCAACCGTTGACCCTAGCGAAGATGTCAAGGGAATGGGTACAAAAAGAGTATTTGAGATGATGGCTAAAACCATTTATCAAGTTTATGATGGCGAAAAGACATTCGCCGCTTCAGACTATAAAACTGAAGAGTTGCATGAGTTTATTGAGGGGTTAGATAGTAAGACTTTTGAGAATATTCAGAAATTCTATCAAACGATGCCACAGTTAAGGCATGAGGTTGAATTAGAAAATCCTAAAACAAAAGTCAAGTCTAAGATTATGTTAAAGGGTATTCAAGATTTTTTTCTATTGCCCTCTCACACGAAAGCTTAGAGAACCACTATCAAATCAATTTTGGTTTGATGCAACATCATAAATATTCTTTAACAGAGTTGGAGAATATGATACCGTGGGAGAGGGAAATATATGTGAGTATGTTAGTCAACCACATAAAAGAAGAAAAAGAAAAGGCTCGTGAAAGGGCAAATCGAGGGAGATAAAATGGCAGAAGAGAGTAAAGATGTAAAGGTTGCAGAACCTAAACAAAAAATACAGGTTGATTTAGAAGTAGATACTTCAATCAAAGACCTTGGTATTAATCCATATGCTAAATTAATTCATATGGCAAGAGCTGTTGACGCTTGGAGAATATTTCCAAGATTGTTCTTAACAGTTTATATTGTATTATTATATAAGTGTGTAATATGGTATATGAACTTGCCTACTCCTACTATGGAACAGAGTGGGTTAATCAGTATCGTTGTTGGTGCTGGCGCTGCCTGGTTTGGTCTATATACAGGAACAAGTAAGAGTAAGAAATAATGGATTGGATAACAGCAGACTTATTACAAGTAATCAACGATACAAGTTGGTTTGATGGCATTGGTACAATAGTTGTATTACTAGGTGCTTATGCTGTTTACAAATACATCAATAAAAGGTTTAAGTAATGTCAGAAGTAGCCTCAGGTGCAGTATCACAATTACAGAATAGAGTAGGAGCTTCATTCGCTGGAGTTTCAAGTCTATTAGCTCCGCCAGAAAGAGCTAGTGCTTTATTACAGGCTGGTGCAACGGCACAAGGTACAAGTTTACTAATTGGTGTTAGAGATGTACAATCAGAAATGTTGTATTGTTTGCAAGAAATCAAATCAGTATTAAAATCTGGACTACAAATAGAAGAAGACAGAGAGCGTAGAACGGCAGAACAACTAGCAGAAAACCAAAAAGAAGGAAATAAAAACTTTAAAATGGGTGGTGGTGCAGGTTCAAGTGGTGACATAGAACTGACCGATGAAGAGCAACAAGGTGGTAATTTATTTGGTGGATTTGGTACTGCTTTAGCAGCTTGGGTTGGTGCAGGTGGTATTAAAGCACTTGCAAAAGGTTTTGGTATGAAATTCTTAAAAGGCGGTGCAGTGTTTATGCTTGCCGACCTACTAGATGATGAGATTGCCAAACTGATACCTGAAGGAGAGTTTCAAGATTTTGTAGCTAACGATGCTAAATGGATTGCATTAGGAGCCGCAGTTGGTGGATTACCAGGCGCAATCGCAGCTTTTGGTTTAGTAGGTGTAACTGGTGTAGTAGATTATCTTACAGGTAAAAATGATGAATTAGCATTAACAAATATCGGTGGCATAGTAATTGCTGGTGCTACGGCGGCAAAATTTGGACTAGGTCCTCTTCTTACTAAATTTGGTATAACAGGTGGTGCAACACTCTTAGCTGGTACGGCATTATTACCAGTAGTTGTTGCAACAGGAGCCGCAATAGCATTAGGTATTGGTGCAAAATACTTAGCAGATAAGAATGACGAATATCAACAGAAAATATTAGATAGTTTAGGTAAGTTAACTGCTCTAACAGACGAAGAACTAACAAGAAGATTTGCAAGAGCTGAAGAAACTTTCTTAGAACAAATAGGTTTAGGTGGTGTATTTGGTACAGAACAATCAGAATTAGGTGAGGCTTCAGATGCAACAACTAAGGCATTAAAAAATGTAAATAAAGATGAAAAACTTACAGACAGTAATGTAAAAAACATGGTTTCTCTAGCAGATAAAACACTAACTATTGATGACGAAAATTTAAAAGTATTGTTAAACGACCAAACTAAGACAAAGGCCTTATTAACAGTTGTTGATAACCTAAGACAACTAGCTGTTAAAGGTAGCCTAGGTGGTGATGGAAAAAGAATATTGGCCAACATGTTAATGTTTGGTGATAGATTACAAAATGTTGCCAGAGATATGGAAGCGGATGGTGATGGCGGTGTTGTAACACAAGGTCTGATTAAAGGCCAAACAGGTTATATGGGTGGTGATTTATTAGAGAAGATTGCTGATAGTGAAGCACAATTGCAAGAAAGAAAACAAAGAGTTATAGATGCTCAAGCAAAAGTTGATAATTTTCTGGCAAAAAGACTTGAACAAGGTAAAACAGAAGAAGATTTTGGTTTTACTGATAGACAAACAGTGAAAATTTTTAGAGGTCAAGTTGAAGATGCTATGAGAGCAGTAGCGTACACTGAAGAAAGATTTAGTGAAACTGCTTTAAAAAATCAATTCAATTTCAATCAAAAATTAGGTTTTACTTTAGATGATTTAAAATCAATATTTACAGAAGATGAACTAAAAGTCTTAATTCAGAAGAGTATGTTAAATCAAGGTGCATCAGCTATTGTACCACCAGAACCTAAATCATTTGACGGACAAATGGTCGTAGGTAGTGGCAATACAGCAAATAGTACAACTAAGGTTGATAATGGTACTGTAAACTTTGGCACACTAAAAACTTACATAGATGATGATGGTGTTAGAAGAGCCGTTGGCGGACTTTAATACTTACCTAATTCTTTTTCAGTAATAATCTTAAACTTCATATTATTATGTTCACAGTATTCCATGGCTGCTGACCATTTGGCCTGATTTTTGATATACTCCATATTCTCACGCATGTAAGATTTAGTCTTTCGTTTTGGCGTTTTAGGACGAACTGATTGGCGACTAGGTTTTATTTCAATCATAAACTTCTCATCTTTTACCGTTTTAATGATAAAATCAGGAAAGTACCTATGCCATTTGTTGTCTAGTGGAGAGAAGTAT